ACTTATCAGGCTCAATCTCTTTCTTCCACTTAATCCTCTCTTCTTTAATAGCTTCTAAAGCAGTCTCTACTAATGAGTTACCATACTTATCTACATACGGCATCATTGACCACTGTTCAGGAATAAATAATCCGGCTGTACCAATAGTCCCTTTACTATCTAATAGATTAGTTTCTACAGCAAAGATATCATTAGCTTCCGGGTTCATGATTAAGTTCTTTAATGGTTCACACTGATCAAGGTCACCGACAGATCCTGCTGCAATAAACACCCCGGTAGTTACCATACCAGATTGTAATGCAGGACGTAAGTATTCATATGTCTCCCCCATCTTAGGAGCAATACCTGCTTCCTCGTGGAAGAAGTACTGACAAGGACCACCCACACCCGCTGTTGCAGATTTCTCAAATGACATACCTTGTATAGTACCTTTTAATCCTACCTCAGTTTTCTTATTCCCTTTTCTTACCTCAATCTTTTGCTGCCATAGCATTACTTTGTCCGGATTCATTGGTCTGTACCAGGCTGTATGCTCATTCAAGAACGATGCATACTCATCTAAGAACTTCCATGTACCCTTATCATTTATATAATCTTTAAGAGAAGCTCCTATCTTAAGAGTAACACCCTCTTCAAACCATAATGAGTTGATTAGTTTACCAGCATGAAAATACGAAGATGCAATCTGACGTTTCTTAAGAATAGCTACGTGCTTATAATATAGTTCAGCCAAGATCTCGTACAGAGCCATGTGGTACTGAGCATCTCGGACTTTAGCAAATCCAAACTTCTTCTCCTCTTTATCATAAATAGGTAGGAAGTTTAACCACATGTAATAATCTCTGCTTAAGTACCAAACATTTGTTTGATCCTTATACAGTACACCATTCCTGCATTTCTTTTTCTGGTCATCCCAGTAATATATGTAATCCTTAGATTTAAAAGGCGCTACTGTATAGAAGCCTAACTTATTAAAAGTAGTTGCCTCTTTATTAAACAATAGACTAGTCTCATTAAAATTATACTGCCCTGGTTCCTTAAATAGTGTAAGTAAATAACTCCTCCATTCTTCTTTAGAAGAAAATTCTGTAGTTGTCCAAACACCATTATCCCAAGTAGGAATTTCAATAATACTATTCATCTTCTACAACGTCTACAATGCTTTCAAAGTTTTCAGGTTTACCATTTGTAGTAATAATCATATAAAGTAATGTATCAATTGTCTTAGATGCAATCTTTGACTTACATTCTTTACCATTACCAAAATATGCTTCTTTATCATCACGATGAAAAGCATTCCATTTTTTTGTGTACGTGTTGTAATTAAACAACCAGTCGTACAAGCTGTGTTCTATATCATTGATCATAAGCTAATCCTATATTTCCTCTTACTTGACTTTGCTGTTCTTCAGCTAAATCTTTATACGCTCCCTTAAATGACTGTCTAATCTGCTCAAACTTAGCAGCAGCATTCACTAAAGCTGTAATATTACCATCTCTACCATGCTGTATTTCCGTAGTCTCCATGTAATGGGCTAATCTATCCAGCATAGACTTAATTCCTACATACGTTCTATACGTAGGAGTCTCGTATAACTTCTTACATGTATTCATACCCCGGATAATAAATTCATCCTCAGTAGAAACATCCATATCAATCTCAGACATTATAATCTCTTCCTTCTCATGTTCAGGAACATTGAAGAAAGGATTAAGATCTGGGTTAGGACAAGTCATATAAAACAAGTAGGTATATACTTTTAGGTAGTCATCCGGATATTCCGTCATTATATCATTAAGAGAGGAGATTGTATAACAGTGCTCTGTAGGCACTACTTTATTATTAACTATATCAAATAGTTTAATTAGCATCTTGTTTATGTTTAATTAGGTTTATCACCTCTGTCTTAAGGTAGGGTAGATCATAAGGAACAATCTTTTTAACTAAGGGTTCCCCTTGATTATCAAGCTTAGTAATAGGGTTACCAAACTTATCTGTACCCTCTGTATAAAACAAAACGTGGTGAATTGTTAGTTTTCCCGGTTTTAGTTTTGGGTTGTGCTTCAATATAATATACATATATGTAGACAACTGTAGTGCATAATGCCAGAAATTACAGTCATCTAAATGACTAACGGGTGTTAGCATCTTCTGACTAACACCCTCCCAATTTACATAGGATTCTTTCTTTATCTCTTTATTCGTCTTATAATCTGTGATGTTTACATAACCTTTTGCCACCTCTACAAGATCTGATTGACCACATATACCAGCAGACTTCAAGTAAACAAAATGCTCCGGATACATACCCTCTACTAGCTTCTGTGCTGGAGCATACTTTATATCATCAGTAACTAGGGGCCTAATAATAGGTAGAATACAACCATGTCTTTCAATAGTATTTAACTGGAGTAAGTCTGCTTCACGCTGATTGTGATACCAGTTACCCTGATCAATAGCTCTGTTAGATTCATTAGACCAAGCCTGTAAAATATCCTCTACAGTCATACCGTACCACTTAGACTTCTTAGACTTAGCTGACTTCTCTGCTACAGTTTGAGCATCAAATGGCTTCTTATACTTAGATATAAACGAGGTCACTGATGTCCATTCTATACCGTCAGTATCTACTGACTCATATTTATGATTCTGGGATTTAAATATTACACTCATAGTTTAGATAATAAATCATTCTCTTGTTCTTCAGTAAGTAAAGCTGGCCATTTCTTTAATGGACACTCAGAAGATAAACTCCGTGTCTTAAACTTTAAAGAACACCCACACTCAGAACAACATGGTTGTGTACCAGGTGCTAAACAATTAACACCACTAAGATCTACATTAGGACAAGCTAAACAAATAGTGTTACGCTCAAGAGCAATCTGCTCAATAGTATCTGTAGTAAACAAATAATTCTTAATTCCCTCAAGAATAAGTTCTTTGTTATTCCACAGAGTCGTCAGTTTGTTGTTTTTTATTTTTTCTATGATCTTTCTTTTTCTCATACTCTTCTTTCATTTTAATCTCTAAATTTTGCATCTTCTCTAGCTTATCCACTGTACCCTTGTACACGTGATACCTAGAAAAAATTAAATTCTCCCGGTTTTCTAAATACTCAGAATACCTCCGGATATTAGTCTGGAGAATATCCCACTTAATATTAAACGTACCAAGACCATCTATAAGTACATGGGGATCCTCTAAAGAAGAGAGAGACTTCCTAGCTTTATCCCAGTAAAAGTCCGTCACTGCTTTAATAACCTTTTGTTCCATGTCTAACTCTACAGCTGTCTCCTTTAAAATGTCCTTATACTTCTTCGGATTCAAGACTTACAAATTTATAATCTAATAAAACATTACCCTTTGCTTGCACATTAAGAAAAGTTGCTAACCTAATCATCTTCCTACCCTTACCATTCTTCTCAATCATCCCCTTACGCTCAAACTTAATAACCGCATTACGCACAGACTGAGGGGTTTTAAATATCCCCTCATCTGATGCATAATTACAAAACTCGGTAAGCTCAATCTCCCCGTTAAATGCAAGCATAGTAAGACAATCCAAATCAGCATTACTAACAGTAATCCTCTCTAAATAACAATGTGTAAGAAGCTGATACTTTACAATATCCCCCTTACTCATCTTAACCTTCTTACTAACTTGATTTACAATCATGACCTTTTAAGTGTTCTGGGTTGTTCAGCTTCCTCCTCTTCAGGTTCTTCAGCCAACATGTTAGCCACCATCACCTGAAACTGTAAGCGCTTAGCTCTCTGTTCCTCAATGTCAGTGATTAACGTTTCATACTTTAACTGTACAGTTAAAAACTCTACTTGTTCAGTATAGTACTGAACCAACTTGTCTTTGCGCTCTTTCACCTCTTCAGGTGTAAGCTCTTTATTTTCTTCCATAATTATTAAATTTCCCAATATATAAATACTAACTCATTGCAATCACAGGGATCTCTAGGGTCCATGGGTTTACCACACCTAATACAACTAGTGCCTGGTTTACCATCATCCTTAACTTCTTCATTCTCCATGATATACAAGATTACACTTTATATATTTACCCCCACTAACATTTTATCAACAAGTATCCCCCGTACATGGGGTTCACTCTAATACCCCCCACCACGTATATGGGGATTGTTTTATGTATGGGGGTGTGGAGGATGCTACACCACTTACACCCCGGCTGCCACCAAAAGTGTGGCTACCCCCAGCACAGGCCTAGTAGGGCTACTCTTATTTTACTCTTTGTTTAATATGCAATTGCATATGCATATTATATTTATTTTACTCTACCAATAGAACCATTGTTCTATTACTACACTAAAACAAACATAAGGAACAGTGTTGCACATCTTATTCTTTCCCCCAAGAATAATGATGTGTGCACACACATCCGGAATCCCCCCTTCGGGTGGTTCCTTATGTTTTACAAAGGGGCTACTCTTTTATTACTCTTTGTTTAGTGAAAATTTCACATAACACTAATAATTTACAATTATGAGCATTAAAGCAAAATTTGCACGCACTTATCGTGCTACCAAAGGCCTCCAAAAAGGCAAACTCGTGAGAGTTTACCTTGTTTCCGCTTCAACTGATGAAGAACTTCAACAGTATGAAGAATCACAGGGTGATTACCTTCAGCACGATGAAGACACGGGAAAGCCGTTGTGGAAAACCACAGACGCTTTCATCCCATCATCAGTTACACTTGAGTGGAACTATGATGGAAGCCGTGTGTACGCCAAGTTTGACACTGTTGCCAAAATGCAATCTGCAATTGACAGTTTGGGCACAGGTCTCTTGGCTCAGGCTACTGCACAGTTGGCTGCACAGCAGTTGATGGCATCCCTTGGATTGTCAACTACTGTTGCTGCACCTGCACAGCAACCTGCCGTGCCACAGCAATCAGAACCTTCTGCGGTTACACCACAGGAAGAACCTGTTGCTGAAGGTGAAACACCATTCACTGACGAGTCAGGTGAATAGTTCCACCATTAAAGAGATAGGGTAAAACCTATCTCTTTTTTTCTTTTAAGTAGCCCTTCGTACTACATTAATACTTCTACTAACGGAGGAAATATAGTTTTGTTTAACTTTTAAAACTATAAACCCCGTAAATCCTGAGACAATTGTCATAATGTTTAACTTTTTCATGACAAACTGTATAATACAGTAGACATATGTAAGGGTGTGTGTGAGTGTGACTAAAACACTTCACACCAAAACATCATGTGGGACAAAGTGGTAAGAAGTGGGGTTAGATGGGGAAGATAGGGCCATTATATGGCTAACACATTGAATAACACTCCTCTGTGGGAGTATAAACAGCATTTAGGCACAGAGCGTTACTATTATAGTAGGTATGGAAAACACATTTTACACCACTCTTGAGCAAGTAGTACTTGCACAAAATCCTGAATTATTCATCTATGCTCACAAGCTTACTAAGAATATGATTCCAGACATGGATCATATCTTTATTAGGGTATACAAAGACTCTTCTTTGTTTCCTGTGGCACCTGAAGGTTTCATGTTTAAGGATCCGGAAAGTTATGCCACTATTAAAGCACCTGTTATTAAGCATGACAAGGCTATGAATAAAGTCTTGCTCTCTGATAATGTATGGCGTGAAGCTAAGGATTATAATGACCGGGAATCTTCTTGGATCTATGATCTTGAGCCTGATTACGGCACTGAGTAATCCTAACACCTAAGCATGTGTTTAAACTGCTTACTTTAATGCACCATAACTCACTTCCAAAGGGTGAGCAGTTGTAATAACGTAACTAAGTAGGCATGTTTGCTCTTAGTAAAGCCTCTTATTACAACTGAGTGCAGATGGAAGTAAACTGTACTCTTTGGTATTATACCAAATGGTATAAAAGCATAGCATAAGTGCTGATGAAACAATGCAGTATAGTCAGCTACTGACTACTAATAGGTGAAAGGCCTTTTTAAACTACAAGGTATGGTATATCCTACTAACACGTCTAGAGGACCTTGTAGTTTTTTTATTATTAAACTTAAACTAAACAGATATGATACAAACATTTGAACCTACTGAAATTCACAAGTTGTTATTTAAACAAATGAATGATGAAACTAAGTCTTCTATTAAGTACTTAGTTGAAGGTGTTGGTTATTACCACACTATTCAAATCCTTACTACCCGTTGTGGTAAAACCGAAGATGAAGCTAAAATATTAGCTGATATCGGGTGCTACATTATGGCCCTTGAGGATGCTAAAAATGAGAGTGAACTTAACGCATTAGAAAGTGAGACCTATGAAGGATAAACTTACTTGGACTACTAAAGACGGTAGAGTGTTAGACGTAGATAATATGTCTGACACTCATGTCCGTAATGCTTTTAAGATGCTTCTTAGAAGTATTCTTGCTGCTAAAGCCCGGAAAGTTGATAATTTTCAACTTAAAGGTGATATGGCACAAGAATTTAATGATAGTTATCCGGCAACAGAAGATGATGCCTATGATATGCTATTAGAGACTGATCACTATTTTCCTTAAAGAATTACAATATGAGAATTAACTTATCAAACTACGAAGTATTACCTAACCTTGTTCAAGGTAAAGTAATTGCCCTTGACTGCCCTTATGGCAAACAACTTGATTTTACCGTTGGTGGTAGAAAGATCTCTTTACTTACTATTGGTAAGTATACTGTACAACCTGATGGTCCTATTAAGCCGGAAGATTATGATATCCTTGAGACTCCACAGTACAGTGTTTTAGTTAATGCTAAACACGGTCCTGTTCTTAAGGCTGTTAAAGATTATTTAAGTACTAAACAAGTCTCTCTTATTGATGAGATTATGAAGTATGTTAATGATCATCAGCCGGTGACTTACAAAGTTGGTGATAGAATACATCTTAAAGAAAAGATGGGTATGTATACCATACACTCTATCAATAATGATGATGTTGTTATCACTTGTAAGAAATGGCAGTACAATCCTAAAGAATCTGATAAGTACAGATTTATCAAGCTTGATGATATCAAGTGCTTGGCCGGTGGATTTGAAAATTTTAACCGGTAATTGACTTACAATATACAACTTGCCCTATTACCGAGTGAGTTGTATATTTGTACTATGCTACTATGGCGGAATAGGTAGACGCGCAGGACTTAAAATCCTGTTGTCAGTAATGACAGTGTGGGTTCGATTCCCACTGGTAGTACAAAAAAACAATTCCTTACAGAGGGCGGATTAGCACCGTTGAAAGATACTTTGGCTCTTGGGAGTAATTACCCAAATGAGTTACATGACCCAAAGTGAACTGTGATGGACCCTGCTCTATGTGGCCACATAACAGGTGGACAGTAAACTATGTCCAGTAAAATCTACAAGCATGGTGAGCATGCAAGGAGTTGTTTTTTAAGATCAACCCTGTGAATAGTATTCATAGGCAATGTACCATTCAGCATCCCGTAAGATCTGCCCAATGGTCATCGAGTTACTGGGAATACATAACCAGTAACAACCCCTAGTAAGCCTGTCTGATCAACAGAAACTGCTAGGGTTTTTTATAGTCAGGTGGCGGAATGGTAGACGCAATAACAGACTTGAGTGGCCTAGGATTACTCAGCTTGAAAGATACAGGTTCAAATCCTGTCCTGACTACAAAGGCTACCCAATAGTGGCCCTAACCAATGAGTGGTTAAAATCTTTTTCATATCTGTATTACGTCAAAGGAGGTTATTGGGCCTCCTTTTTCTTTTAGCAGATATATAATCTTGTAACTAATTAATAAAAACCACATATGAAAAAATTTAATTTTAAACTAGTGTCCTCATTGATAATGACTTCATTAGGAATCACACAAATTTGTACTATGGTATTGCTTATGTTTACTGGTAATGTAAATTATCTGTATGCTGCCGTATCATTATTAGTATCAATGTTCTTTGTTATGGTATTCTTTGACCGTTTTATTGAAGATTAACATGAGCCAGATACTTTCTTACCGTAAAACTGAAGAACCAGGTAAAATCATTCTTCTTGTCAAA